CATCTTCGGCATAACCTTTTTCAGATACTAACCACTCTCTAAAATCTTTTAAGTTATTAGGTATGTCTTGCTCATAGTAATCAGTTATGACATCTATTAGAAATTCTCTAGTGCCAGACTGAAAGGCGTTATCAACATCATCAGTTGCCCAATCTTCTGCCCACTCTCTTTTAAATTCTTGAAATGTTTGTTTAGCCATTGTTTTTCTCCATGTGTTCTAAATCTTGACTTGATAATGCTTGACTACAATGCTGAGATAAAAACTCAATCATTGCAATAGGAACGGGCTTGTCAATATTGTCATAGCAATACTGTAAACAATCATTTTCTAAGTCAGGCCGACCTTCAATCACCCATAGTTCATGCACATTATCTCTCATGTTATCCATGATAACGCTGTTGGTTTCGTTGCTCATAAGTTTCTCCATAAAAATTAAAGCGGGACAAGAGTGTACTTTTCTTGCCCCTTTGTATTACTGTAATAGGTATACAATCAACCTATCTTGTATAATTTTAAGAACGTACAAGTAGCTCTTTTTTGTCCTTCCTTACTCAGACAAAACATTTTCTAGTTTAAATTCGTCAGTAATATCACCCCATTGGTCTGCCATTGCAACTGCAATGCCCTCAAAGGTTTTACTTCTAACATGACTGCGTTGTTCTTTGGGAAGCTTCCAAGTTTCATAGTGCCACTTAGACATTCTCTTACCATTCTTCATTTCAACCATTTCAGGTTCAACAACTTCTGTGTGTTTTAACTTGGGAAGATTCTTCAACCAAAGGCAAGTAGTTTTCATGGTGGCATGTCCAAATTGATAAGGCTGTATAATTTGCTCAGGCTTTCTAATCTTACTTGATATTACACTAACCGGATTTTCAATACAGATGCGTTCAATGGGGGCATCCATAAGTTGCTGTACAAACTCCAAAGCTTCCTCTTGTAATGACCAAGGCTTACGACCTTCGGTAAACCATCTTGCCCCACTTACAGCTAAGTGAGTACAAGGGGGATGAGCAATCATCAAGTCCCACCCCTCGTTGATAACCTCTAACACATCTTGTTGATAGTGTCTTTGTCTGTACCCAATCATATCTTTGTTAAGATACTTACTTTCGCAAGGTAAAATATCGCAACTGTGTGCATCATGACCTCGTTTTAAAAACTCATCACGAACTGCCCCACTATATTCACAAGCAACTAATACTCTCATTTTAATTCTCCTAAAGGATAAGAATATTCAGCTTTATAAAAGCCACCCTCATCTATTAAACAAACTTGCACACTTTCATCTTCATGTATATCTACCTTAGTATGATTTTGTGTTGCTATTTTTCTAGCTTCTTTTTCTGAATTAGCTTGAACATAAGTTTTGTAATAATAAGTTTCTTTACCTAATACCACATATTCTTTTTTAACTTTCATTTTGTCTCCTATTTTAATTCCTGGTTTAACTTTTCTTAAAGCTGATAACAACTTCATCCCCATGAATGTTTTCATAAGAACTAATTGAATGACTAAGGTTGTACATATTATCTTGAATATCTTGCAAGTCTGACAACCTTTCATGTTCTGCTTTTACTTTAGAATCATAGTCAGGTTTTTCATCAATGTAAAGTGCAATGCGTTCTGCTTCATTCAAAGGTTTTGAATCATACCACTCTACACCCCTTGCCCTACCTCTAAATTTATATCTAGTTGTAAGAAAAGCATTGGCTTTTAACCACTCAAAAACTTCATAACCCGTAGTCAAAGGTTTATCTAAAGGGCCAGTTGGAATATCCAAAGGATTTCTTGGGGCACTTTTAAACTTTTTAGCGTTAGTTTTTACATTTATTTTATACGACATTTTTATCTCCTGGTTTTAAATTAAATGGTAGTTTTTTCTCCGCAGTAAACTACCAACATCTGCACTTATGTTATTGCTCAATTAACTAAAGATTTTAAGTTAACCGAGACCTAGGTTAATGCTAGGGTTTTTAATTAGAAAATTCATTGACTAACTCTTCAATGAGTTCATAAACATTGAAGTCTCCACCCATAGTTTGAAGTCTGAGTTTAGTAGTTAACTCTCGTTTTATTTTACGAGATAAATTCCAAACTATTTTACTAGTAGGAACATCACTAGAATAAGAACTATAGTCTATAACAAAACCTTGGTTTTCACCATAGCTTTCTGTTGTAAGATTATTCTTTTCTTGAAACTTCATAACTAAATCATAGACTTCTTTTTTGTCAGTCTTAATAGTTTTTTCAAGTTCGTTGAGTTGGTTTTTAAGTACCTTGATATCATTTAACTTGACTTGAATTTTACTTTGTAAAGATTGAACATCCTTCCGAGCTTTAAACTCCTGAAGTTTTTTATCTTCTATTTTTGTTATGACCTCTTCAACAATTAAGTCTTGGTCTTTTACTCTCATCTGTGCCATGTTATACCTCCTTGATAGTATAGTTAGCGTTAAAAAATCGGTGGTAGTTTTTGTTTTCAAGAGCCAAACTACCAAAACTCATGCAGTTTCAGTTATATTATTTTAAGTCATATAATTGGACGCAACGTTCAAGAACGACTGTGCTAGTTTTGAAATGGAACTAGCAAACCATTGTAATGAACTTACCGTGTAAACACTGATAGACATTACATATAACCAGAAAGTGTTTTATGTCGACTTGTAGTTTCACAAGGATAAAATATGAAAACAAAATCCCTTGTGTCTTTCGTTGGAATCTTTCAACTTACATCTGATTAATTCTATAAAGCTCTATAGAGATATAGTATAATACTAAAAGAATAATAAAGATTATTGTTTAGTATTTGTATAGAGATATATAGTTAAATAGACTAGCTAGTCTGTCTAGCCTAGCCTAAATCCATTGTGGCATAGTTCGTGGTGGTCTGTCAAGCCCCCCATCTTTAACACTCACTATTAGATTTATAATTTATTTAATTCAGGAACAACTTTAAATTCATAGCCATTGTCTTTCAATGTCTTGATTGTAAAATCATTTAAAGTTTTATGCCCACTAATCTTAGCCATCATTTTAGATACACTACAGTTTGGATAGATAAGATTATTACCATAGATATTTTTAATAAATACTTCTAATGTTTTATTTGTATCAATCACTAGCTTTTCTCCCATTTAAAGTATCATTAGTATAAAATTCAATATAATCTGAATCTTCATGATAACCACCATGAATTTCAAAATCGCTTGAAATAAAATCATTAGGGGAGTCGTCATAGCCTTGTTCAAATGGAACTCTAATTTCAACAACAGCATTTTGATTTTTACACTCTTGTAATTTTTTAATTAGATTTTTAATTTTAATAGACATAATTTAAGCACTCATTGGCAATGCATAAATACATTCCCATGGATTATTACCTAATGGATTATGTTTTAAGTCTCTGGCCCTTAAATTAACTTGTCTTAAACCCGTAGGTAAAGTATAAGGTAAGCAAGTTGTATGTCTTGGAAGCTGTGAAGTATCAGTAATTTCTGATATGAATATATCATTCTCGCAGTCTTCGTTATACTTTTTAGCCTTGTCTAAGTACTTAGTATAGTTTTTAGAATTAACTTTCTTGATACTTTCAGTATCTCTAAAGCCTTGCTCGTTAAAGTTTTTATATGTATATGTTATAATTAACATGGTGTCTCCTATTTTAATTATGTAGCTACTGTGTGTTCTGCTACCTTTTCCTAGCATGGCACGTTCCCAGATTTTTGTCAACCCCCCTCGAAAAGCCCACAACCACAAGGCTTTGCGAGGATTGGCATAGTGTTTATATGGCCGGGTATAACTAACTTGTCTTAAACACTAAGGCTCACTCTTGTGCGTATAAATCCAGGCGTTAAACATTAAGGCTCATTCTTGTGTCTATAAGTCCGGACGTTAAAGCTCATCCTGGTTTATATAGTATCCGGGACTTTAACAAAAATCGTTTTATACATGAAATTGGTTTAAATAAATATAAGATATATACAAATAAAAATAAAAAAATAAAACAGAAAAACAAAAACAAAAAAGACCATAGAAAAAAAATAACTTGCAATAATTTTTGATTGCTGTATTTTGGGGAAATGAAAAGAAATAAATCTTTTCTGAAATTGTCTTGATATCTAATAAATTGAAAGACTTAAAATATGACTAAAAAAACTACAACTAAAAAAGCTTTTGCAAAAAAGCTACTAAGTAAAGAAGCAACCAATTTGATATATAGACGTATCAATAGTGTTGCTTATCATTTAGCGAATGAGACAAGCAACGCCCCAAGCGACACAACTGCAAGAAAAAAAATGTATTTTGATTTTCAACGCAAGGTGAGAGCAATGATTGTTTCATACGATAGCGAAAAGAAAAGAGCAACCTTAATTGCTGATACTTCTAAGCTTGATACATTGCTTAAAGCAAAAAGCATTCCATCAACACTTTTAGGCAAAGCAAAAACAACTGCTAAACCTAAAGCAAAGGCAAAAAGAATTTAATCATGAAACATTATAATAGTTTAACTGAACTAAAAAATTTTATGAGAGATAGAAGAGAGCAAGTTATTATCAATAGCTCTACTGATATTCAAAATTATTTATGCGTCAAGCAATCTAGCTTGAATTTTTATGTTGCTTTAACTACTGTATTTAATTTTGGTGGTGAATCCATTGAAAGGGTACAAAGTGTTGATAATGAGATTTTTAATTGTTATGAACACGCAAGAAGACACGCATTAAGCATGATTAGAAAACATGGTTCTTTTGAGAATACAGCTTTTAAAGGTTCTAACTAATGAAAGTTCAAGTATTCAGAAGAGCAAAAGATGTGAAAGGCAATACAAAGGCTTTTAAACTTCGCATAGATGGGGTGAAATATCCCCTTAAACATGGGGCTTGGTATTTCGTGGATAGTAAAGAACAAGCTGAACAAGAAGCATTAAAAGAAATGTTTAGAGTTCTACATCAAAAGGCATTCTATGAAAGAATACAAAAACAAATTTTAAACAGCGAGGTGAATTTATGAATTAATAAACATACTTAAAATTAAAGGGTTCTTTTTAGAGCCCTTTTTTTTGCCTTGAATAAAACTACTGTATATAAAGTCAGTATGAGAGACAAGACTTTTAATCAACCTATACCAACCTACCAATAAATAAAAAGATGTTCTCTTATGAGCTCTCACGAGCTCTAAGGGACTAATTAACATCAATAGATTCAATAAGGGGTTAAGGATTAGCACAAAAGACCATACGCCCATTCAAAACTTCATAAGCTCAATAGGTTAGCTAAGTTCTGTTAAGTCTGTTAAGGGTTCTCAAATTAAATTACAAGCACTTAAACTTCTGTTTTCAACTGTTAAGACTTCAAAGACTTACCAAATTTCACAACCAACACTACAAAGCTTTTCAAGTCTTTAAAGTCTATGAAGTTTTACGCTCTTAAACGTGCCTTTTTAGGCTTGTGAAGTTATAGTGTATGCACATACAGTAGGTAGGCTGGACCACCACCCCCGGTACCCCCTATATATACTAAATCTTATACATTTCCAGGGATTTTCAAGTGTTAAGTTGGAGACTCAACAGGCTTGGTCGGGCTTGTGTAACTTTAAAGTCTATAAAGTACCTGTTATTGTGGGGGTGATACTTGTTACTATACAAACCCTGGGGGACCTAAAGGTATTATATAGGTATATTTCTACTTTGTCAAGCCCTTTAGAGAATATATTCTTTTTTTTCTAAAAAACTTGACAAATTTCTATGAGCATGTATAATAAAGGTATGCAGAACTTACCCTCACAACGTAAATTAACAGATAAACAACAAAGTTTTCTGAATAATCTTATTGAAACTAAGGGTGACTTAAAGCTTTCAGCCGAACTTGCAGGGTACTCCGGCAATCACTATCAAGTATTACAATCATTAAAAGAAGAAGTAGTAGATTTAGCCCAAAACGTACTTGCAAGGGAAGCCCCTAAAGCTGCTTTTAAGTTAGTAGAGGTTATGACATCAGAAGATTCCATACCACAAGCTAATGTTAAACTACAAGCAGCACAGACAATCCTAGACCGTGTTGGTTTAGGTAAACATGATAGAGTAGACGTTAATCATAACGTTAATGGTGGAATATTTATTCTTCCAGAAAAAGAAACTATAAACCTAAGAGCAGAAGATGGAGACTATGAAGATATTTCTGACTGAAATAGAAGCTTATGGTACAACTTTTGCAGGTCCTAACATCGTAGCTTCCTCTTATGAGAAAGCAGAACTAGCAGCAGCTCAAAATCACTTAGTTGTTGTTGGGGAGTTAGACAGTATCTATGTGGATGATGAATTAGAAAAAGAACACTTAAATACAATACCCAAAGAAGATGATAGGATAGTACACTAATGGCAAAATCAACAGTAAACAAAGCAGGTAATTATACTAAACCTACAATGCGTAAAAGATTGTTTAATGCAATCAAAGCAGGAACTAAAGGTGGTAAAGCAGGTCAGTGGTCTGCACGTAAAGCTCAGATGTTAGCTAAACAATACAAAGCTAAAGGCGGTGGTTACAAGTAATGGGAAAAGAAAAGTCTCAACAGTCTTTAGAAGATTGGGGTAAACAAAAATGGAGAACTTCCGATGGTTCTAAAAGTGAAGGTAAAAAAAGATACTTACCTGATAAAGCTTGGGATGCACTCAGTTCTTCAGAAAAAGCTGCAACCAATGCAGCAAAAGCTAAAGGTAATAAAGAAGGTAAACAACATGTACCTCAACCTAAAAAGACTGCAGAAAAGACAGCAAAGTTTAGAATGGCTAAAGGTGGTAAAGCTGATAGCAGACTAAAACGAGCAGGAGTTAGTGGTTACAACAAACCCAAGCGTACTCCTAATCATCCTACTAAGTCTCACATTGTTGTTGCTAAAGAAGGTAATAAAATTAAAACTATTCGATTTGGACAACAAGGAGCTAAGACTGCAGGAAAACCTAAAGCGGGTGAATCTCGTAGAATAAAAATGAAAAGAAAGTCTTTTAAAGCTAGACACAGAAGAAACATTGCTAAAGGTAAAATGTCAGCAGCTTATTGGGCTAACAAGGTGAAGTGGTAATACGAACTATTGGTTTAGTTTTGTTGATGAGTTGTGTAACAACATCAAACAATAATGAGTTTGACAAGTGTAAAGACATTTATTATGCTGCTTATTCTGAAGAAATAATATTAGAAGAATGGCATAAATGTATACAAGGAAAAGATAATGGGTAAACAAATAGGCAGTGACGAAAAACCAATAACATTTAGGTCACCAATATATAAAAACACACACGGAAGCAAGGGTGCTAATCCTAGACCTGGATTCTATACACAAGATTATAGAGACAATTGGGATAGAATATTCGGTAAAAAGAAAACCGAGGAGAACAACAATGACAATGATTAAAAAATGGTTAGAAGCAATAAAAGATTTTCTAACACCAAAGAAACAAACAACAAAGAGAAAAACAAATGTTAAAAGAACTACTAGAAAAAAAAGTAAATAGTCTTATTAATACTAACGAACTTACAGACATGCAAGTCTGGGGTATTATGTGTGGTATAGGATTTATATCAGCATTTATTATTATGTGGATTATATAATGAACAAAGGATGGTATTGGGATGATGTAACTAAACAGCTTTATAAGTGGGATGATTTAATAAAACTATTAAGAAAAAGAAATGACAATACCTCCGGAGTATCTAAAAAAGAAAAGTAAAACAATTCCATTTGGTTATGAACTAAGTGAAATAGAAGGATACTTTAAACCCATACCTAAACAACTTGAGGTTTTAAATAAATATCTTACTTTAATTAGAGAACAAAAATGTTCTTTACGAGAAGCTTCTAGTTTAATTGAGCAAGAAACAAACAGAAAACTAAGTCATGTTTCTTTAAAAAACTATATTGACAAAGGTCCGTCTTTAGAATCAAGACGTAAAAAGACTTTAGCTAAAAAGAAAAAAGAACTTGCTCAAGCAAAGAAAAAACTTAAAGAAAAAGAAACTAGATTAAAAACAGAACAAGAAGTTCTTAAAAAAGCTACAGAAAAAACAGCATCGAAAGTTGTTACAGAAGATGAGTTACAAACAACCACGTCTTCTATACAAGAAACTTTAAAAAATTCTAAAGTTATTTTTCACGCTAACGAAGGTCCACAGACAGACTTTCTTGCTGCGGGAGAAAAAGATGTTCTTTATGGTGGAGCTGCCGGTGGTGGTAAATCATATGCTATGATTATTGACCCACTAAGGTATTGCCATAAAAAAGCACATAGAGCTTTAATACTTAGAAGGTCTATGCCAGAACTTCGTGAGATGATTGATAAGTCTCGTGAGTTATACCCACAAGCATTTCCCGGTGCTAAGTTTAGAGAAGTTGAAAAGCTTTGGAATTTTCCCAGTGGTGCGAAGGTAGAGTTTGGATTCCTTGAAAGAGATGCAGACGTGTACAGATATCAAGGACAAGCCTACTCTTGGATAGGGTTTGATGAGATTACTCATTTACCCACAGAGTTTAGTTGGAACTATCTAGCTTCACGACTTCGTACTACTGACCCCTCTATTACCACTTACTTACGTTGTACTGCCAACCCTGGTGGTGTCGGTTCTCATTGGGTAAAGAAAAGATACATAGAACCTGCAGAACACAACACAAGCTTTCAAGGCACTGATGGTTTAACACGTAAGTTTATTCCTGCTAAGTTAGCTGATAATCCCTATCTTGCAGAGGATGGTGTTTATGAGCAGATGCTTAAATCTTTACCACCAATTCAACGTAGGCAATTGCTTGAAGGTAATTGGGATGTAGCAGAAGGGGCTGCATTTGTAGAGTTTAGTCCACAAGTACACATTATTACTCCTTTTCAAATACCTTTACCTTGGGAAAGAGTAAAAGGTATTGACTATGGTTATGCTTCAGAAAGCTGTTGTTTATGGGGAACTATTGATATAAATGATGGAACTTTAATAATTTATAGAGAATTATACAGAAAAGGCTTGACAGGTGAAGAATTAGGTGGTATAATAACAAGTATGGAACTTGAAGACCCTTTTTCGGTCTCAGGTGTATTAGATACAGCAGCATGGGCTAGAACAGGTACGACTGGTCCTACTGTTGGAGAAGCCTTAATTAGAGCAGGTCATAAACTTAGACGTGCAGATAAGAATAGAGTACAAGGCAAAATCCAAATACATGAGTTTCTAAAGGTTCGTGAGAATGGTAGACCAAAGCTGCAAATATTTAATACTTGCCCTAATCTAATACGAGAACTACAAAGTATACCACTCTCTAAAACGAATCCAGAAGATGTAGATACACATGCATCTGACCACGCATATGATGCATTGCGTTATATGATAATGAGCCGACCAAGAATGGAAAGCCCACTAGAAAGAATGAGAGGATTGAAACGAGAAATACATCAACCTTCTGATTCAACATTTGGATATTAAAGTTTTATGGCAGACAACGAGAATACATTTTTAAACGCTAATAATCTTTATGAAGAAGTGGAAGGTGAAGCGGGTAAAACTCTTGCTCTTGAAATAGAACAACGAAGTAATCTTGTTGGTATTATCAAAGGTAGATTTCAAATATCTGAAGATGCAAGACGTTCAGATGAATCACGTTGGTTACGAGCATACGAAAACTACAGAGGACTTTACAACAAGTCTGTTAAGTTTAGAGACTCAGAAAAGTCTCGTATCTTTGTAAAGATTACTAAAACAAAAGTACTTGCTGCTTTTGGTCAACTTGTTGATGTAATCTTTGGTACAGGTAAATTTCCTATTGGAATATCAGAAACAAAACTTCCAGAAGGAGAACTAGCTAATGCTCATTTAGATGCTCAAACAGGAGCACCAGGTATTGAAAGTACTATGGGTGGAGGTGAGTTACCAGATGATATTGGTAACAGAATGGATAATCCATACGAAGTAGGCTATGAAGGTGATGGTAAAGTTCTTAAACCTGGAGCAACTTTTAATAAAGGTATTTTTTCTGATTCACTTGAAAGTAATGTAGAAGACCAATTAGTTGAAGGCTTTAGTCCTATACCTACTAATTTAGAACTTTCTCCTGCACAACGAGCTGCAAGGAGAATGGAAAAACTTATACATGACCAAATAGATGAATCAAAGGGTTCATCAGAAATTAGAAATGCTCTTTTAGAATCTTCTTTGCTAGGCACAGGGATTGTAAAAGGACCATTTAACTTTAACAAAAAACTTCATAAGTGGGACACAGATGAAGACGGTGAAAGAACCTACAACCCATTAGAGGTTAGAGTTCCACGAATTGAGTTTGTTAGTTGTTGGGATTTTTATCCAGACCCTGCAGCTACTAGTATTGAAGAGTGTGAATATGTTATCCACAGACACAAACTAAACAAATCTCAACTTAGACAGCTACGTAACATGCCTTACTTTGATGAG